ATCCTCGTCAATATATCGCCGCCCATCATCCGGCAGTTCCAGTGGTTCTGCAAGGATGATGGTGCCCCAGTGGTTGACCATCACAAAGGGTGCGATTTCACAAGGGATGCCCCGGCACTCATCGTCGTGCCGGACATCGTAGGCGTACAGACCATCCGGGACGGTATCTCTCCTGATGCGGATGCCGGTGAACAGTGCAGGCTTTCCGCAAACCGTGATCTCCTCGTAGTGCTCGGTCATTGCATTAAAGGTCATAAGGCGTTCCTCCTTAGATTTCAATGATAAAAGCTCTGAATTTCTCTTTGTAGAAATCCATTATACTCTGCGGCAGGGAAGTCAGATTCCCTTCGTTGTCACATCCGGCCAGAAATCCCGGCCCGGCAAGAACATCGGCTCCATCCCACCGCGGACGATTGAGCGGCAGGCCAAGCAGCTTGCCTTCATCATTGCAGACCAGTGTGACCGCTGAACCGGTATCACTCAATGTGATGCATTCGATCAGCCCGCCTACAAAGTTCTGCATGGCTTCAAGGGTGTTGTCCAGATCAATCTCCTTTGGCAGCTCCATTGGCAGGAGCGCAAGGACTTTGATTTTTTGCTCTTTCATTGTGTGCCTCCAAATAAAAACAGGACAATCCACGTGGACTGTCCTGCAAAAGTAAAGGGAGAGCATCCGAAGACACTCTCCCAGTTGTACATATAATTTTTTGCTTAGCTGATGCCAAACTCTTTCATCAGCCGAGCACGGTACTCCTTATCTTCAGAAGCCCGCTTTGCATCTTCAATACGGTTCTGATCAAACAGCTTCTTCATCAGCAAAGCCAGCGTATCTTCCCCTTCGGCTTTTCCCTTTGCAATGCCACGGTTTTCCACTTTATCAAGCACATCGCACATATTGTGTGGGCCCCCTTTCTGGCCATCGGTATTTGTATTGTACGCTTCCTCAAACCGATTATCATTCGTCATAATACTCAGCAGTTGAAGCGTTTCCTGCACATGGGTCAAATCCTGCGAACTCGGAATGTAGTCGCCGTTTTCCCGCTTCTGCACGAAGTAGTCTGCAACAACCTTAAAATCGCTCTGGAAAAGCTCTACCTGCTCATGGGTCAGATATGCAATCTGGAACAGGTTGATTTTATAGTCGTTGACATACGGCTCAAATTCTTTGGGAATGTTCAGCCGCTCTTTCAGGGAAAGCGGCCCATTCCACGGTTTATCGTGGCCGAAGTAAAGCACCAGCGTTACAACCGGATAGAGATTTTCGCTGTCGTTGAGCAGTTGCGCCCGGTACTCTGCGCCATCGTAACCCATGACACGGAGCGGCATATTGGGGTCCGATGCAGTCTGGTTCTCAAAACCGATACAGGCTACACGGATATTTCCGTTCTTCCAGCGTTTGGCAACATCTCGCTCGATCTCACGAATCCTGCCATCTGCCTTGTAGTAGGAGCGTGGAGCCTGATCTTCCAGTTCATCCGCAGACAGAACTTGCTTGCCGTTGAACAGAAGTACGTTCACAATGTCCGAAAAGACATCGTTATAGGATTCCAGAATTTTTTCAGATGTATCCTTTTGCGCCATCCCATCACCTTCTTTTCTCTTGTTATTATAGTAGCATACAGATGTGAAATTTACAAGCAATATAACGATCTCATAACAAAAAGGAGAGTCCGAAGACTCTCCCAGATAGTGTTTATTTTTTTCTTACCATGCAACGTTTTTTGAAGAATGCGATGCCATAACAGAGGATGTCATCATAGTCATCCCGGAAGTCCGCTGCATACATCCGGTCATTGATTTGTTGAATGGCAGTATCGCAGGCATCCGGCAGAGCATCCAGAGTTTTGGCATACTTGGCTTCAAAAATTGCCACACGACCATTGCGGATATCCTTTACAATAACATCGCTGCGTCCTTCGCCATGCTCTTTGTTGGATTCTACCACATAGCCAGCACCAGTAAAGATGCCTGCAAGGAAAGCGTGGTAAAAATCCTCCCGATAGTCATGGTAGCTGATAGTCATACGCAGCAGCTTGGTCATCTCTTTTGTCAGAGCTTCGTTGTTTCCGCTCCAGACTGCATCAAACAACGGGCTGCGATTCCATGCCTTTGCACTGTCGTCAAACCATTTGCTTACAGTGGTTTCAAAAATTTCCCGAATCTCTGCATTGGGAATCATCAATACAGAGCAACCATCCGGCAGCGAATCTGTCAGATCCTTATCCCGCACCTTGGTCAGATAACCTGTCAGATACAGCACACTCCAAAGATTTTCCTCAGAGGAGTGTAGATAATCGTAGGTCAGGTTTTCTTCAATATGCTGAACAATAGAGCCGCCAGCCATCAGAGTTTCAAGCTTTATGGTGATATTGTTGCCTGCATAGTCGATGAAAGAACGGATGATGGCGTTATCACTGGTGTTTTTCCAATAGCTTTTCGGCTTCTGTGCTACACCATACTGGAAATCCCGCAGATAACTGATTACGTCCCACGGACAATAAATGTCTGCATCGCCAAAATGATAACCGTCGTACCATGCCTTGATTTCAGCAGACTGCGATTCAAGACCAGCATCTTTCAGCATTTGATCTACATCTGCCTGTGTAAAACCAAAGGATTCGCTCAACCGGGGAGAAAGAATCGTATCCGAAACGAAATTGTTCGTCCCGGTAAAGATGCTTTCTTTTGCAATTTTCAGGCAGCCGGTAATAACAGCAAAGTCAAGCGAAGTATTGTCTTTGAGCGTGGTGCTCATCATAGCCCGCATCACGTCCAGCATCTGCGAATAATATCCGTTGCTGCTGGCTTTTGCAATGGGAACATCATACTCATCCAGAATGACGACCGCCGACTTTTTGAAATGGATTTCCAGCATCCGGGTCAATAGCAAAAAGCAGCTTTTTGTTTCATCCATTGATGCAGTGCGTCCCAGAATCCGCTTAAAGATGCTTTTGTCATCGTCAGAAATAGCATCGTCATCCAAAAGAAACTGATAATCCTGAAATGCAAATGCCAGCTTCATGCACAGCATTCCATAGGCACTTTCAAAGGTCAGACCGTCCGTATCCTTGAAAGAGAAAAATACCACAGGACACTGGTTCATCCATTTTTTGCAAAGTTCTGTATTTTTGGAAATCGCCAATCCCTCAAACAGTTGCTTGCTGTCTTTGCGGATGTCCAGAAAATTTGCGAGAGTGCTCATACCGAGAGATTTTCCGAAACGACGAGGGCGAGTAATCAATGTTACTTCAGCGATACCTCCGCTAAGAAGTTCGGAAATCAGATTGGTCTTGTCGATATAATAATACCCGCCTTCTCGAATCTTTTCAAAATTCGAGATTCCAACAGGAAACATTAAATCTTTCATGCAATGCTCCTTTCCGCTCACAGAGGAGAGCTTTCAGAACTCACTACTGTAAGTGTACCATGAAATATAGAATCATACAAGAATCAAGTGACATCGAAATAGAGCAGTTTTATTATGCTACGTTCAATCTGGTTGCCTTATAGCAGTCAGCGCACATTCCCTCATGGGTGGCTGCAAACTCTGCCGCCTGCATTATGGAGCCATCCTTCAGCTTGACCCTCTTGATAGGCTGGTTGCACCGGGCACAGATGCATGGAATAGGCGGCTGTTCCTGCTTCGGGGCAGCGGATCTCGGTTTCGGCTGCTTTTGCGGCTCTGCCTCCGGCTGTGGTGCAGCATCTTCCGGCAAATCCTCTCCGGCATAAACGTACAGGCCAAGGCCAAACATAGCAAGGTTCTTCACCAAGCACCGCATGATAGCTTTATTCACATCGAACATGGAGGCTGCTTCTACGGTGCGTTCTTCCATGCCGACTTTTTCACGGCGGCGAGTCTGCGGATTGTAGTCCCATTTCGGAGTGGTGTAGGTGTAAGGGGTGGCTTTCATCGCTTTATTTGCGCCATCCAGTACAGGCAGCCACATTTCGTGCGAAACGCCCTCAATCGTGACCGAGGTATACACCATGAAGCCGGTTATGGGGTCATAAACATAGGGTAGGCCGTTGAATTTCTTGACCTCATAGCTGGCAGCGGGATACAGTTTTTTCACCTCTGCCCAGGCATACGCCCAGCTTACATATTTCAGCTCGGTATTGCCGGACTTCTTGACTTCCAGATGATCTTTGAAGTCGATAGCGAATAATTTTACGAACGGATTTTCTGTAGCCATAATCAAACCTCCAAGAAAAAAGGCGGCAGAGAAGCTGCTCTCTGCCGCCATACAATTATGCCGCATGAACGATGGTAAACCTGCGGCTGCTTACATTTTTGCTGTATTGGTTGAAAATGGCCGGCTGCTCTTTCCGCAGTCGCTGAGAATCCACACGCTTGCTTTCGGAGGATACCCACGACACCTTATAGCCCGGTGCCGTGCCATAGGCAGCATCCTGCATTTGCAGCTTGACCTGTTGCTCGATGGCCGTCTTTTCCTGTTCCATCTGCTCGATTTGGTCGGAAATCTCCTGCCGCTTATCCAGAAGTCCATGCAAGGCACTCAGGTCAGCAGTCTTGTCCCGGTTGTCTACCTCATAAAGCTGGTTGATCTGCTGGGTGTCACAATCGCAACCGTTGGGTGCAGGGGGAATCTGGGGCACAACATGGTTCGTCCAGAAAAGTTCTTCCTTATCAATGAGATCAGAAAGCACCTGCTTATCTGTCACGATCTTGTGGATCACCAGTTCTCTGCCGAAAATCAGAGCCGCCACATACCAGCAGTCGAAACCGCTGACGGCTAAGTAATGATCAACCTGCGCCAGATAGCGAGCCGGGATTTTGCCGTCTGCCCACTTATCTGCGGAGAAGGGCGAAACTGTCTTGCATTCCAGCCCTGCTTTCTGCCCAACGATCAGGCGGTCAAAGTCTGCCAGAAGCAGCGGATGTTCCTCGCTTTGGTAGATAGCGTTTGCACGGCGCACCTTAAAGCCCGTTTCTTCGGAGAACCGCTGCGCCACATAGTCCTCCAAGTCACGCCCCTGCCGCATGGCTTCGTTGTCGATATTTTCAATGGTATCGCTGATTTTGTCGTGGTACACCTGAAATGCGGAGCGATAGGGATTCAGGCCAAGAATGGCACCAGCATCCGTGCCGGTAATGCCGCATTTGCGATAACGGAGCCAATCCTCTTTGGATAAATTTAATGTAGATACAAGTCTTTTCATGCAATGTTCAACCTCTCTTTCATCTGCTCTTCTGCGATAGAGAAATCATATTCCACTAAGTCTTTGATAATGGTGGAATATTCATCCACCAAGGTACGGTCATCGTCCAGCCACAGGGCATACAGGAAATCCAGAATGTTCCGCTGCACCCGGAGATGGTTCCAGAAACGCTCGTCCATCTGCTTTTCGGTGTCCAGCGTAATCAAGGCACTGACAATGGTGCTTTTCATCGTGATCTCGTATGCCGTGGTGCAAGTAGGCTTTGGAAAGTTGATTTCGATGCGGTCAAGGAACTCAGAAAATTCCCGGACAGCCCGGTTGCTCACATCGTTCATACGTCCTCCTTTATGCTGCTGCCAGCACCATCTTGTAAGCCTTGTCAATCATGGGATTGCCCTCTGCAGTACGCAGGAACAGATTTTCGTTATAATTCCGGGTCTTGCGGATGGGGTCTGCATGGGTGGCAAAGTCGGAAACAGCGTTCACAAACCGCCAGCCGTTCTTTCCGACCCACTCCAGATCGGGTGCGTTGTAATAGCGTGCTTTCAGATCTTCCTGCAAGCGCAGGTTGTTCTTCCGCTGGCCGTCGGTCAGATCTTCGGTGATGGGGAAGAACTCATTGATGAACTCCTGCACCTTGCGGTCAGACAGCTTGATGGTGGTCAGCTCATGGATGCCCTTGCCTAGCTCCCCCATGTAGCTGTTGGCAAGCTGTAAGGTCTCACGGGCATCCTGCACCCGGAGCAGAACATTTTCGGTGTGGCGAGCAGTCCAGATGCGCTTTGCCGTGCCCAGAGCCAGATTCAGGGTGTTCTGACAGACCACACGAACTGGGGTCATAGCGACCTTGACGCCAGAACTGCCGTCGTGACTGTTGAAGAACACTAGATATGGGGTCACTTCGTCTCCGGCGATGATGTACTTTTCGGGCAGCTTTGCCAGCATCCAGACCTTCTTGCCGCCCTGCAAAGAACCGGCAGTTTCATAGGTAACGCCCTCACCCAGCAGATCATCGGTGAACTGGAACGCTTCTTCGTTCTGCACA